ACGTGCGCGGAAAGGTGAGCGGATAGGTGCGGCCCGACAGGCCCGCAGTGCCGGCGAACGCGGTCGCGACGTGTTGGGTCGGGTCGTACGCGACCGGGTCGGGCGCGATCCACTGCAACTGAATGTCGCGCTCTGAGTCGCCGACGACCGCCCACGCATACCCGGCGGCGCGCACGGTCAGGGTGCGCTCTGGTGCGCCGGGCCGATCGAGGATGTAGTGCAAGACGGGCCGCGCGCTCGGCACCATGAACGGCGCGAACGCAGACGCCACGTCGTCGATCTGCGCGCCGGCGCCGTCGACCGCGATGATCTCGGCGGTGACGGTGCGGCCGCCCATCAGCTGCGTGCGGTCGTCGATGCCGTTCTGGTCGGGCCGGTTGTTCGTGACTGCCCGCACCTCGGGGTAGCCGAGATCGAGCGACTGACAGAACCATCCGCCCGCTTGATTCTCCAGCTGGATCGTCTGACCGCCGCCGAGATCGAGCCACGCGGCGCGGACACAGGGCGCAGTCATACGCGGCTCGTCTGCATCGCCCACGCGGCGCGGCGCAGGAACGTGTCGACGTCGAGCCCGTCGTGGAGATGCACGTGTTCGATCGAGAACGTGGCGCCGCCTTTGGGCGTGACCGCTTCGCCGGCGTGCAGGTAGAACAGGCCCGGATTGGTGACGTAGCCGCCCGTCGCGAGCGGCTGAATGTGCGGCAGGCCAACGTCGAACCCGCCGATCTTGCCGACGCCCGGGATGTGCGTGTCGAAACTCGGCATCTTGAAGTGCGGCATCGAGTTCCACAGATTGATGATCGTGTTGAGCACGGCGCGGAACGCGTCGCCGAAGCCGTGCCACATGTTCACGGTGAGCCGCGCGATCTGCGCGGGCAGACCGGAGATCCACGACGTCACGCCCGCCCACGCGGATTGCAGCGCGCCGAGCACGCCACCGGCCGCGCTCTTCGCCGTGTCGAAGATGTGCGAGAGGGTGCCGCCGATACGGGCGACGACGCCCGCGAAGAATCCGATCATCGCATTCCACGCCGACTGCAGCCACGAAAGCAGCGCCGCGGCCCCGTTGCGGATGTTGTTCCAGTACCGCGTGATCAACAACACCGCGATGCCGATCGGGCCGGTGAGCACTGCGAGCAGAAGCGGCCAGTTCGTCTTGATCCAGTTCCACACGCCCGAGATCACCGCTTTGATGCCGCCCCAGATCGTCGACCAGTTGCGATAGAGCACGTAGCCGGCGACGACGACCGCCGCGACCGCCGCGATGATCAGCAGGATCGGGCCGAGCGCGAGGCCTTCGCCGGTGCCGGCCATCGCGCCGGCGGTCTCGGCGATCGTGCCGAACGCCATGATCGCAACGCCGGCGCCCTGCAACGCGGGCCCGTACTTCTGACCGAACTGCGAGATCGAGTCTTCGATCTTCGTCTTCAGCACGTCCATCTTCCCGGCGAACGTGTCGACCGCCGCCGACGCTTGGCCGTGCGTCTTCGTCGCAAGCTCGCCCATGATGCGTGTCTGATTGCGGGCGGCGTCGCCGGCGTGTGCATGCGCATCGGCGAGCGTCTTATGTGCGGCCGCGGAGATCAGCGACGCGGCCCGCACTTTGTCTTCGGCGTTGCGGAGCGCGATCGACTGCGACACGGAAAGCTTTTTGCGGGTGCCGTCGATCGCTTCCATGTCGGCGAGTCGCTTTTTGGCGTCACCGAGCCGGCGGTCGGCTGACTCTGAGGCCTTCGAGTCGGCGGCGAGCACCTTTTGATAGCTGGCCGTCTTCGTCGCAGTGATGCCGAACTCCTTGAGGAGCTTCGTGTTCCCGTTGTAGACCTTGCCGACTTGTGTGGCCGCGGACGCGAGGTCGATGTGCTTGAACCGGGCGACGTCCATCGCAGTGCCGAGGAACTGCAACGCCTTGGCGGGATCGTTCGTCGCGACGGTCAGCTTCGAGAGCGCGTCTTGGGTGTCCTTCGACGAGAACGCAAGATTCTCGCCGTGCTTGATCGCGCCTTCGATCGACTTGCCGTAGTCGTCGTAGGCGTGACCGGTCGCAGAGATCGCCGCTTGCAGCTGCTTGTGTGACGCTTGCTCCTTCGAGCCGAACGCCGACAGCGTGGCGCCGACGCCGGTGATCGCGGCGCCGGCGCCCATCATCGCCGGGCCGATCTGCTTGCCGTGCGAGATGACCTGCCCGATGCCTTCATTGATCTGGTCGAGCATCCCGCCGAACGGGCCAAGCACGCCCGCACGGTTGAGCCCGCCGATGAAGCTGCCGAAGGCCTTCTGCGCCTTCGACGCCGCGCCGGCCGCCTTCGCGCCGGCGCCGTCGAGTGATTGACCGAGCCCGCGCAGATCGCCGAGAACACGAACGACGACGGACGGGCCCGCCATCAGCGCCCGCGCTTTGCTTGTGCGGCGGCTCGTTCAAGCTCGCGCGCTTCACGCTCCATGTGCTGCACGAACGCCGCGTACACGTCGTCGTCGAGTGCTTCGACCTCGCTCGGCTTCATTCGCCAGTAACGGCAGAAGGCGGCGAGGTTGGCGAGTACGCGACGTTCGTAGGGTCCAGGTCGGCCGGCGCGGTGAAGACAAGCTCCACGCCGCCCGCTTCGGCCCATAGGGCGTCTGCGTCGGGCAGGTGACCGAGCTTCGCGTAGCGGCGATGCAACTCTGCGAACGCGCTCACCTGGAAGGCGATCGTCTGGTCCTCGTCCTGCATGAGTTCGGTGAACTGTCGACCGGTCGCGGCCTTCACCGCCCGCATCGCGTCCGGGCTGATCCGCAACGGCCGCGCGGGGTCGATCACGATCTCGTCGGGCGAGTTTCCATTCGTGTCAGTCATGCACGCCTCCCGGGTTGTCGGTCGTGTTCGTCCAGAGCGCGGGGTCGGTCAGCTCGCGGCCGATCGCCTCGCTGTAAAGCGCCGCCGAGACTGACGCGAGGCCCTGCGCGGCGGGGAAGAGGTAGCGGCCGCCCGGCACGAACGCGCGCGAGCTGCCATCAGGCCGCGTGCCGCCGAACTCGATCCATCCGGCGTACGGCACCTTCGCGCGGCCCATGCGTACCGCGGCGCCGGTGCGCGTCGACGAGATCCGCACCGACGAGGCGAGCGTGCCGCGGTCGTGTGGCACCGCGGCGCGTGTCTTCGCTGCGACTGGAGTCGCCGCGCGTCGGCCGGCGTCTTTGATCGCCGCGTAGATCGGTCCCTGTTGATCTGCGGACAGCCGGCGAACGTCGCGCCGCAGCGCGGCCATGCCGACCACTTCCACGGTCGGCTCGGCCATGTCACGACGTCGCGCGCGCCGGCGGCGCCGACAGGATCCAATCGATATCGACTTCGGACACGGTGCCGGCGTCGCCACCGAAGATCGCGTACGGCTGCGGGATCGCGTTGCCGGTGATCATCGGGTTCGTGGCACCGACCGGGCGCGACTTGTACGGCCGCACACGGAACGGCATCAACGTGCCCGCCGTCTGGTACGCCTGCAGCGCGGCTTGCAACGTCGCGTCGACGGAGCCGGCCGAGAAGTCCTGCACCAGCTTCGCCTTCAGGTGCCACTTCACCGGGCCCGGGTAGTCGGTGATGCCGCAGAACGTCGTCACCTCCACCGGCTTGTTCTCGGGTTCGATCGAGATCGACTCACCGAGGCAAGACAGGTTGGCGGCGCCGAGCTCGATGTAGGCGTCGGTCATGATCACGGGCGCCGTCACCGACGGCGGCGCGACGTCGGGCGCGCTCACCTGCGGCTCGGGCGATTCCTTCTCGGCCGTGCTGCTCGTTCCTGCCATCGTTGTTCCCTTCTACATTCGGATCTCGAGGACCAGATCGTTTGCGAGGAGTTCGGCGCCGCCGATCGCGACCGTGCGCCAGTTGTTGAAGTGCGGCACGGTGCACGACTTCACGACGCCGGCGAGCGTCGGATCGGCTTCGAGCGCCACGGCGGCGACGCGCACGAGGTCGTCGACGCGGTCGTACTCGCCGAGCCCGCCGAACGCCGAGACCGGGATCGTTACGAGGTCGACATCGAACGTCGACGAGTTGCGGGCCACGTCAGTCGGCAGGCCCACGACATAGGCGGGCGGGTTCAACGTCTGCGGCGGCGTCGCGAACGTGCTCACCGTCGCATCAAGCGCCGCGAGCACGCCGGCGATCGCCTCCGCTGCGGTCGACCGGTCCCACGTCATCCGAACACGACTCGCGTGTTGAGCCCGTACAGATCGATGATGTCTGCGTCGACACGACCGACACGGATCGCGCCGCCGTCACCGAATCCGATCGTGCCGTCGACACTGTCGCGCCGGCGGTACAGACGGGCGGCGTGGATCATGCACGCCTGCCGGCCGTTCTCGGGCACGTCGACCGCGTCGACGTCGTGGATCGGCAGGCCGGTCGTCGCGTCGCGGCCGTAGCGCGCGACGCCGTACGCGGTGGCGGCCGCCAACGCCTGCCCGATGATCGCGTCCTCCTTCGCGTCCGGCTGCAACCGGAGGTAGGCCCGCACATCAGGCAACGTCGGCCAGCTCGCCACCGCGCACCTCCCCGATCAGCGCTTGCGGCCGCCGCCGCCGTTGCCGCCGGTCGCCCCACCCGTCTCGGCCTCTTCCTCTTGCGCTTCGGCGAGCATGTCTTCGGCTTCAGCCACGGTCGGAAGTGACGTCACCGCCGACAGATCGAGCGGCACATACGCGGCGCCGGCGAGGGTGCCGAACGCGATGTAGCCGCCGTAGGCGACTTGCACGCCGAGGATCGACGGCTCGACGACTGACAGCACGCCCAGCACTTCCTCATAGACCTCGTAGAGGTTGTCGGGCCCGACGATGCACGTCTTCGCCGGCAGGTACGGCGCGACGATGCGCGGCAGCCCGAACATGTCGCCCGAGAACTCGGCGAGGCTCGACGTGCCCGGCGCACCCATTTCGCGCGTGAGGTCGACCGGGAACACGACGCGCTGCGTGTCGACGAGCGCGCCGAGCCCGGCCCACACGTCGAGGCTGCACCAGATGCGCGTCGGCATCCGCTGGCCGGCCGTGTACGAGTGCATCGCCGCGGTGTAGAGGCCCTTCGACCAGTCGACCAGCGCCGGCGCGGCCGGCAACGCCGGCGGCTTCGTGCCGGTCGCCGCGGTCGCGAACGCGGCCGCCACGGTCGTCTCGACGTCGACGGCGTACACGTTCGCCAAGTCGGCGACGAGGATGTCCCACGCCGACGGCGACGACCAATCCATGTCCTGACGACTGATGTCGACATAGCCGCCGCGCGTCGTCTTCGTGAACGGCACGCCGGCGATCGTCATCTTGCGTGACGGAAGCGCCGTCTTCTCGGCAGACTGCGCGCCGCTCTGCGTGTGCACCGTGATCTTCGGGCGGTTGAACGACGTGCCCGGGATCGAGCCGAGCGACTTCGCGCCGCCGAGACTCGCGATCAGCGGCCGATTCGTGTCGAGCAGCGACACGACCTGACCGACGATCGGGGTCGGCAAGATGCCGGGCGTGTCGGCGGTCGTCTGGTCGGCGCGCATCTGGTAGATGCGCTGCGCGGCCTGCTCGTCGACGTGGCCGCGCTCCATGATCCCGTTCGCCCGCAGGTAGTCGACGAGGAATTCGCCGGCGCTGCGGTACTGCGGCTGTCGCTCGTTCGTGTAGATCGGCCGCGGCGTGTGCGCTTCTGCAGGCCGCGGCAGCTCGTGCAGCGCGGCGCGGTGTTCCACCCGCATGCCTTCGTAGGCTTCGAGCGGCGCGATCTGCGCGTCGATCGCTTCGATGCGGCCGCGTGTCGCTTCGAGCAGGTTCCGCTCGGCATCGACCAGGTCGCGCTCTTGCACTTGTGCGAGGACCGCGTCCATCGCGTCCATCTGGTGATCGCGCTGGGCGCGCAACGACGCCAGCACTGCGTTGTCTGTCACGTTCTCAACCTCCGCGTCGTACACACTTCGGGGCTGCTAGGTGCCATCCGGGGTGTCGACGCGGTGGCGAGTCGGTGGGCTCGCCATGGGCGAACCCGAGCGACAGGCCGGGCGCGTTGGCGGGCTCGGCCGCGGGCTAGTGCTCGCCGGAGCGTAACCGCTGCGCCTCTGCGCGCCAGCCATCGAGCATCGGCGTCGGCGGCGGCGGCGCGTCGACGTCGTGCACGTAAGCCGAGCGGACGAGCACAACCTGCGCCTCGTCGTAAACCGGGATCGGCGTCAGCGACACTTCGATCAAGCGTGACTCGGTGCGGCTGATCCAATCCTTGTGATCCGGTCCGAGCTCGGGCGCCCACCGCGCTGCACGCTTGTGGATCTGCGAGTGGATCGGCTGGAACCCGACCGACAGGCCAAGCTCGCCGGCGGCCGCCGAACGCGCCGCGGTCTGCGCGTCGTCACGTTGCGACAGCTTCCACACGCCGACCAGCG